GTACAAGTCGATCCTCGACACGACTGGCGGGGACGTCGCGAGAGCGACGGCCATCTTCGTCGCCCTCCACCCGGAGGGACTGGCCTACACCGTACCCACCACTGGTGCCACGGCGAACAAGGCGTATCTGCCGGCCACGACCGCCAGTCTGAACTGGATGGAGTCGAACCTCGACTTCCTCAACAAGTACAAGTCGGTGGGTGCCTACTTCCTCCCGAAGGAGAACGGCGACTTCGACTACAACGCCTACCAGGCTCAGCTTGCGCTGGGGTTGCGGCAGAAGAAGTCCATCAAAGACTTCTATAGGGACATCCAGGTGTCCCAGGCGTCCGCAACCTACTACCAGCAGTACGACCAGTACCAGCAGATGCAGGCTGACGCGCTCGCCCACGGCAACAGCGGTGGAGCGAAGCAACTGAGTCAGGCCTGGGGGTTGTGGAAGACGGACTTCCTCGACAAGCACCTTCTGTTCAAGGACAAACTGGCGTCGTCGTCAACCAACACGGTGGGCGGTGAGCAGCAGATTGATGATCTTCGAATGATGGTGCAGGACGGGGACGTTCCAGACGGCCTCGGCCCCCAGGTGGGGCAGATGGTCAACCTCTTCCAGGACTACCTCAACTGGAAGCGGCAGGTCCCAGCCGGAGCTGAGGGCGCAGCCCAGAAGCAGGCGGTGGCCGGCCTGGTTGACCAGCAACTGGGACAGATCGCGACTTCTGATCCTCGATTGACGAATCTCTACAACGCGGTGTTCCGGTCTGTGGACCGGGACTTGACGACGGTGGTGGTGGACGCGAGTGGCAGCAACCAACCCTAGTTCCACCCCTACCGGCACCAGTTTCACCGACCTGCTGAATCAGACGATCCTCGGACCCACTGAGACAAAGCCTAAGATCAACTCTCAGGGCCAGATCGACATCTACGGCATCGGTCAGAACAGTGGTGTGAGCTTCCCGCTCGGGACCTCGACGTACGGGGGAGACAACTCCGACGCCAACGGTCCCGGCGGACACGCCACGTTCGACCGGAAGCAGGTCCAGAATGTTGACACCACAACCACCGACGATTACCTGAAGCAGCTTGCCCGACTGTCCCAGACCAATCCTGACGAATTCATCGCCCTCCAGCAGGGCCTATACCAGTCCGGGTTTTACGGGAACGTCTCGCCGGGCGAGGTGGGCTTCGGTCGGTGGAACGCGAAGACGAAGGATGCACTGGTGGGCGCGGATGGCGCGCTCACCAACTTCCTGGAACTCTACAAGTCGGGAGCCACCGCCGACTCGTTCAACGAGTGGCTGAAGAAGCAGTCGGCCATCGCTGCCCAGGACCCCAACAGTCCTGGCAACGGTGGCGGCACCTCCGCACCGCCTCTCCAGTTGACCGACCCGAACACGATTCAGAGTGAGGGCAATCAGGTTGCTGACCAGTTTCTCGGTCACGCACTGAGCGGTAGTGACACTGCCGGCCTGGTCTCTGCTATTCACGGCAACGAGCGGGACGTCTACAACGCCCAGCAGGCTGGGCAGGGTGGCGAGATCGTCAACCGAGACCCGACCTCGGAGGCTCGGGCCTTCGTCGTCCAGAACGACCTCCCCGAGTACGCCGCCCACCAGGCGGAAGGCTACCTCAACGCCTTCGCGAATATGTTCCTCGGTGGCAGCAGTGCTCGTGCCCAGACCTCACTGGGTGACATTGCGGTAGGAACCGGATAAGGAGCGAGCGTGTCGAACCTCAGCACTATCGTCTCCTTCCTCGAAAGTAAGGGGCTGTCGAAGAACGCCATCGCTGGCGTTCTCGGCAACCTCAACGTCGAGTCCGGGCTAAACCCGTCAGCCTCCAACCCTAACGAGGGTGCCATTGGCATCGCTCAATGGGAAGACGGTAAGAGCGGGAGCGCCGGCCGGCGCTCCGCTCTCCGTAGGTACGCCGCCGCTCATGGCACTACGGAGACTGACCTCAACGCTCAGCTCGGGTTCCTGTGGCAGGAGATGGAACAGCGGGGCACTGTCGCCGAGCTGCAGCGGGCAAGTTCCCCCGGCGAGGCTGCGGCCTTGTTCGACCAGCACTTCGAGGTGTCGTCAGGAGCCGCCCGGACTCAACGAGTGCAGGGGGCGAATCAGTACGCCGCCTCTGGCTCGCTGGCTAGCGCCAGCAGCACCGGCAACCTCTCAGCTACTGACGCTGTTCCGACCCTGAGTCCCCAGCAGCGTGCCTCTGCGATCAAGCAGGGAGCCGGCGACCTCTACTCGCTGGCGCTGGCGATCCCCGAGCTACACCAGCTTCTCAACAACGCGATCACCACTGGCCAGACGGCCAGTGAATTCCAGAACGCGGTAGAGAACAGTCAGTGGTACCGGCAGCACAGCGATGCAGTCCGGGAAGCTATCGTCCTGAAGCAGTCCGACCCTGCGACCTACCAGAAGAACCTCCGACAGGCTGAGGCCACCGTCAACGGCGTCGCCCAGCAACTAGGGGTGACGCCTGGCACTGAGCTTGTCGGCATCGCAACAAGGTATATGGCTGAGGGCTGGACCCAGGACCAGCTCCTCCAGTTCTTCCAGAAGGCTCACGTCGCCTGGAATATGCAGGGCGGCGCTGCCGGCCAGGCGATGCTGCAGATGAAGCAGGCTGCCGCAGACTACGGCGTCCCGGTGACGGACGCCGCCTATGGCATCTGGGCGAAGAATATCGCCACCGGAGCGGCCACGCTGGACAACTTCAAACAGCGGATGATTCAAGACGCCAGCTCGATCTACCCCGGACTCGCTCAGCAGCTTGCCGGCGGTCAGACGACGAAGCAGCTTGCCGACCCGTACGTCAGCACGATGTCTCAACTCCTCGAACTCGATCCGAACACGATCAAGTGGTCTACTGACCCGCTGATCAAGCGGGCGCTCCAGACGCCCGTCACGGCTTCTGCCGGAGCTGGCGCGAAACCAGCACCCGGCGGTCAAGCGGCTCAACCTCCAGGGACTACTCCGCTCTGGCAGTTTGAGCAACAGCTTCGCCAGGACCCCCGGTGGCAGTACACCGACAACGCGAAGTCAGCCACTGCATCGCTACTGACGCAACTGGGTAAGGACTGGGGGATGGCATCGTGACAGCGCCTTCGATAGCCGGGCCGAATCTGCACCAGCCCGTAACCAGTGCTACGCAACCTGGCGGTGGCGCCGCCACCCCCACTCAACAGCCCAGCTCGGCTTCCGATCTCCTCCGCCAGACTCTGACGAGTTGGGGACTGACGTCCCTCCTACCTCATCTTCAGGACTACCTGACGAAGGGGTATGACTCGACGACGATCAACCTCTACCTCCAGGACACGCCTGAGTGGAAACAGCGATTCGCCGGCAACGAGCTTCGGAAGGCGAAGGGCCTCCCTGTTCTCAGTCCGGCGGATTACATCGCGACGGAGGAGCAGTACCGGAATGTCCTCCAGTCTTACGGCCTACCTTCTGGCTTTTACGATCAGCATTCCGATTTCACTAATTTCATCGGTAACGACCTATCGCCTACTGAGATATCTCAGAGAGCGAAGGTCGCCTACGACCAGTACACCAACGCTCCCGACGACTACAAGCAGTTGTGGAACCAGTACTTCGGCCCAGGAGACGCAATCGCTGGAATCCTGGACCCTGATGTGGCCACTCAAGTCATCATCGACCGAGGCACCCAGGTGGGAATTGGCGGAGCTGCCGCCGACCAAGGCCTCGCCGTCTCCGGACAGCGAGCCGCCTACCTCCAGCAACATCAGGTGACACTGGCGCAAGCCCAGCAGGCCTACTCGCAGATCGCACAGTACGGCCAGGCTGACCGCAACATCGGTAACCGCTTCGGCATCACCGGGTACGGCACCCAGACTGACGAGGAGAACCGACTCCTCCTCAACAACGGGCCCGCACTCCAGCAGGCTCAGGTGGCTAATGCCTCCGAGCGAGGCCTGTTCCGCGCAACCCCTGGCGCTAACCAGCAGGCGCTGGGTGTCAGTCAGTCGCTTTCAGCTACCGAGTTTTAGCTCGGTATGCAGGGCATGCTTGCGGCAAGGCCCCGAGAGACCCTCGGGGACAATGCGGAGTTCGACTCTTCGCCATGCCCACCAAGAGACGGATCGACCGGCCCCGTCCTTCGTATCCAGACCGGCAGACAGAGCGCCAGAGTGTTCCCCTGCACCGAGGTTGGCTGTCGTCCACATTTGCCGCCTGCGGCACCAATTAGGGAGAAATGAAGTAACAGATGGCTGACATCGAAATCACCGAAGAGACCACGCCCGGCGACCTCCGCAAGGCTTACGAGAAGCAGAAGCAGGCCCGCGAGGCCGCAGAACAGCGGCTCCGGGAACTGGAAGCGAAGGAACGCCAGGCCACTGTCGCGGACATCCTGAAGGCCAAGGGAGCCCCGGCGAAGGCGGCGAAGTTCTACTCGGGTGAGGCTGACGAAGCCTCTGTGGTGGCGTGGCTGAAGGAGAACGAAGAGTTGTTCCCGACTTCCACTACCACCGAAACCACCAACGCTCAGAAAGCTGCAACCACGACCCAGGTTGTCACTGATCCGAACGTCCTCGCTGCGCAGCGGTTGGCCGAGGCCACCGCGAATGTCGGCCAGGAGCAACAGGTGTTCAGCACCGGCACCACTGCCGGTGCTCCGATCACCGACACTGCTCTGGTTGAACAGATGATGATCGCGATGAAGAACATCCCGGACACTCCGCAGGGTTACGAGCAGTTGGTGAAGATGGGACTTTTCCCAGCTAACCCCAACCAAGTCTAACTCCAGAAAGTACGTGAAAGATGGCCAACGCCTTCACAGACTCTGGGGTCGTATGGGCTAACTTCCTCGCAGGCGGGTACGACAAGTTCGTCCGATACCAGCTCCGGTCACGACCGATGTTCCGGCAGATGGTGGACGTTCACCCGGTGGATGTAACCAACCCTGGCCCCACTGTCACCATTTCGGTGGCACAGGAGTTCGCGGCTCTCGCCACGACTCCGCTCACTGAAACTGTTGACCCGGATGCCGTCGCCCCGCCGGCTCCGATCCGTACGACCGTCACTCTGAACGAGTACGGTAACGCCAACCTCCGCACCCTGAAGCTGGCCTCTCTGGCCTTCGTGCAGGTGGACCCGATCCTCGCCAACGTGCTCGGTAAGAACATGCTGGACACCGTGGACAAGCTGGTCCAGAACGTCTGTGACACCGGGACTTACATCCTCGGTGCCAACGGCGGCACGATCAAATCTCAGGCCTCCGGCTTCTCGGAGGGTGCGGTTGCCGCTGGTGACAAGTTCAGCGACAACCTCGCGAACTACGCCACCACGCTGATGCGTCGGCGTAACGCTCCTGGCCGCAACACCACTGGTGGTGCGGAAGAGAGTTACTTCTCGATCATCCACCCGGATGTCGCCGTGGATGTTCGGTCGAACACTGGCTGGCTTTCGCCTCACCAGTACGTCGATACCAGCAACATCTACAACGCCGAGATCGGCGCCTACCAGGGCGCCCGTTACGTCACGTCTCCTCGCTGCACCGTCGTCGCTGACGGTGTGACCAGTACTCCGGTCTACCGGACGTACTTCTTCGGCCAGGAGGCCATCGTCGAGGCGATGCAGATCGAGCCGCACTTCGTGATCGGCCCGCAGACTGACAAGCTGCGCCGGTTCTTCCCGATTGGCTGGCACGCTCTGGGCGGTTGGGCGATCCTCCGGCAGGAGTCGCTCCAGCAGGTCCGCAGCTCCAGCTCCATCGCGGCTCTGTAACCCGTTAGCCTAGCTAACGATAACGCGAAATAGAGGCCCGAGAGGGCAGCCCCTGGGGTGATCACCCCAGGGGCACTCTATTCGTGTCTCTGTTCTCGACCCCGAAGACGGGAAACGGCACTCTACGAGCGGTTACGAAACAACGTCTACGTTGCCATACGAAAGATCAAACAGCTCCGAGCCGTCCTCCTCGCTGTCGATCCAGTTGTTGGTGGTAGCCAACTCAGAGAGCCACGCCCTTCCGTCGCGAGTGTCCATCCAGTCGGCCACCCGATCCAGGGTTTCAGAGTCGGTTCCATCGGGCTGGCGGCAGAATGACATGAGTTCCGCCCACCCCTCGGGAGTAAAGGTGGCCGCGTGTCGCTCGCGCACGGTCCATTCGAGCGTCACCAAACGTTCCGTCCTCACTGCCATCTTAGTCGCACCTGCCTCTCGAATTGGTTTTACGCCGATCTTACCCGAAGGAGTTCTCGTTGTCCACCTGTTCCTCAGGTTGTCCAACTCCGGGCGCTCACTCCTCGTGGGGCGAGTGCATCAAGGCGAAGTCCCTCCAATATTCCGACGTCAACGCCCACGCCCTCAACCAGCAAATCTACCGCGAGTCGGACGACTACGCAAGGGCGAGGGCTGACGGCCTCCAGCCGGAGTCCTTCAGCGCCTCCGCAACCGCCGAGGCGAGGCGAGTGACGGACGCCAGTGGTGTCCCATTCCGTGCTGACAAGCCCTTCAACGGACAACCGTTGCCCGTAGAACTGGAGGGCTAGTGCCGACCTGTGGTGAGATGATTACCGAAGTCGTCCAGTCGATGCACGGCTACGGCCAGACCTCCGACCGAACGACGATCCTCTCCGGCGCTATCAGCGCTGCTGACATGACCTTCCCTGTTGATTACGTCCAGTCCACCGCAGGCGGTGTCACCGCCGGAATCGTCGAGATCGACTCTGAACAACTGATGGTGTCCAGTGTGGACACCAGCCTCAACACCTGCACCGTCGCTAACGGTGGCCGGGGGTGGAATGGAACTACGCCGGCGGCGCACTCCCAATACACGAAGGTGGTGTCGAAGCCGAAGTTCCCCCGCTACATCGTCTTCCAGGCGATGAACGAAGTAATCGGCGCACTCTACCCCGATCTTTTCGGGGTGGCCACCTACCAGACGGCCGCCACCTTCCCGCAGTACACCTACACGATCCCCGGTGCTCACCCGGTGCGGATGCTGTCCTGCGAGTGGCAGGACCCGATCCTCCAGTGGCACCCGATCAGCGCGGTGTCGGTAGACACGTTCGACGGGACGATCAGGGTCGGATCAGGGCCGTGGCCCGGAAGACCTCTGAGGTTCATCTACGCCACCGAGCCCCAGAAGTTCGCCAGCGAATCTGACGACTTCGCCGCGACGACAGGACTCCCCGAGTCCTGCAAAGACGTCGTGATGCTGGGTGCGATGGTGAAGCTGGTGCCGTCTTTCGACATCAGTCGAGCGCAGAACACCACCGTCGAAGGGCAGCAGCGTAGCGGCATCCCGCCGAACACTGGGATCAATCTCGGCACTTACCTCAACCGGCAGTTCCAGCAGCGGTTGACGAATGAGAACCAGTCACTCCGGGCACTCTACCCGCCGCAGCTGAGGAGGCGCTTCTAGTGGCACGGCGCTACTACGTAAACTTCGCCCCAACCCAGAACATCTCGCCCGGCATCAACTCCACCGCCACCAGCCTGACCTGCCCGTCCTTCGCCGGCTGGCCCACCAGCTTCCCGTTCACCGCCACTATCGACTACGGCACCAGTAGTGCCGAGATCGTCCTCGTCACGAACATCAGCGGGACGGTGGCGACGATCCAGCGTGGCTACGACGGCAGCGTGGCGGTGACCCACGTCGCTGGCGCGACGTTCGATCTGACGCCCACGGCGAAGGACCTGGACGAAGCCAACAGTCATATCAACGGCACCGCCGGTGTGCACGGCGTCTCCAGCAACGTCGTCGGAGTCTCTGACGTCCAGACGCTAAGCAACAAAACCTTCTCCGGCAACACCAGTGTGGGCACTATCAACGCCTCCGGCAGTGTCACCGCCGCAGGGGCGGTGCAGGGCGGCAGCCTCACTGCCGGCTCAGGTGCAGTGTCTGGCGGTACCGGCACCTTCAGTGGTGCCGTCCAGGCAGCTAGTGCCACCATCACTGGCAACCAGACGGTGCAGGGCAACCAGACCGTCAACGGTGCACTGACCGTCGCCGGTAACCAGACCAACTCCGGCAGCCTTTCCGCTTCGACGGTCGGCGGCATCCTCCAGCCGAAGCAGTACGCGAACGAGGCTGGCGCAAATGCGGCCGGCGCTAATGTCGCCGGCAACATCGTATACCTCACCACACCAACCACGCTGCCGCAGGCTGGGCACGCAGTCTATAGCGGCGGTGCGTGGCATCTACTTGCCTACCTCGCCGACAGCGGGTGGACAAGCCCGGCCCTCGGGGGGAGCTGGGCAACCTTCGGCGCACCGTACGCGACCCCCGGCTACCGGCTCTACAACGGACGTACCGAGCTGCGCGGGCTGATAGCCGGCGGTAACACCGGGGTCGCTGTCTTCACCCTTCCGGTCGGGATGCGACCGGCCTTCAATAAAGTCCTGAGCGTCTTCTCGGGGACAGGGACGGCTCGCCTCGACATCGGCTCTAACGGAACCGTCATCGTCACCACCTACCAGGCCGGCGGCAGCAATACTGCCGTCTCGCTGGAGAACATCAGCTTCATCGCCGAACAGTAAGGGGAGTTGGAGTGGCACCGAAGATTCCCTTCCCGATCCCCCTCGTCTACCGTCTCGTCGGTGGAAGCTCTCCGGCGGTAGCGCCGGTAGACACCGGCGGCTACGACGTCATGATCGGCAACCTCGGTTTCCGGTACGCCACCGACGAGAACTTCCCGTTCCGGCGGACGACTGAGCAGACGACGATCAACCGGATCGACCAGAGCTACGAGCCCGGCGAGCAGACGTTGTCGAAGCTGCCGTGGATCAAGTCCCAGTCAAGCTTCCACGGCGGTGCCGGGGAGCAGAATCTCGAAGCTCCGTTCACTGCTTTTCAGTACCAGCAGGAACAGGTCGCTCACATCCGGTTCGACACGTCACTCGGGGTGGATGTGTGGACACCGGGGAGGGTAACCCGCCTCCCTGACTGTTCGTTCTGGAGCTTCGGTTTCAGTGCCACCGAGATGGTAACGGCCTCGGTCAACGATATCGACTACGCCGTCATCGGTGGTACCCACAGTCTGTATCAGGTGGCCTGGACGGGCGGTGTCGATTCGACGCCGACCATCACTGCCATCAACCTCACCGACTCTCAGTTCGGGGGGATGGGCAACGTCACTGTCCAGTCGTTGACGACGGACGGCTACAGCTACTACGCCCTCATCACTCTCGCCACCGCCGGCTCGATAGCCGGCGTCCTCAGCTTCGTCATCACCGGAGCGATGAACAGCACCACCGCCCCGGTGCAGCTCTACGACGCCAGCTCCGCCCAGATAACCGGCACCGTAGGGTGGGCGAAAGAGCGACTGATGGCGGGTGTCGCCAACAAGATGTACGAGCTTCCGGTTGATGGCGTCACGCCGAACTCATCGCTCCCCGCGACTGCGGTCTATAGTCACCCGCAGTCGAACTGGGGCTGGACGGCGATCAGCGAGTCGCCGGATGGCGTACTCGCGGCCGGCGCTACCGGCAACCAGGCGAGCATCCTGAAGATCACGCTCGACACCAGCGGTGCCACCCCCGTCCTCGCTGGAGCCAGCAGTGCGGCGAAGCTGCCGCTGGGCGAGATCGTCAACGTGATGGACAACTACCTAGGCACCTACGTCTGCCTCGGGACAAACAAGGGGGTTCGGGTTGCAAGCTTCGACACCTACAGCGGGAACATGGTCTACGGACCTCTCAGTCTCACCACCACTCAGCCTGTCTATGGTCTATGCGGGGCAGACCGTTTCGTCTACGCGGGTTACTCTAATCAACAAGCCGATGGGTCTACAGGTCTCGCCAGGCTCGACCTTAGCTTTCAGATTGACACCGCAGGAAGGCTCGCATGGGCTCCGGACTTGCGGCCACCCAGTACTGCTCCCACGGGGCGCGGGACCGTTACCGCCGTGTCCGTACTGCCGCACAGTGGTCGGATCATCTTCCTTACCGCCGAAGGTATACACGTTCAGCAGGGAGTCGCTGGGAACGATCCGGGTGCCCAGTACTGGCTACGCACCAGCCGGATAAGGTACGGCACCTCCGAGCCGAAGCTGTTCAAGCTCGGCAGCGTCCGGGGGACGCTGGACACCAGTTCGATCCACGTCCTCGGGTTGACGCCATTCAGTGGGACTGCCGACCTCGGAACCTTCGGTCCTATCGTCGGGGGCAATCCCGGCAACTTCCGGTTGCCGACCGGGCTGAACGAGTGGATTCAACTGGAGTTCCACCTCAACGGCCAGGGTTGCGTCTTCAACTCGTATCAGGCGCGAGCCTTCCCGGCACCCCAGCGCCAGCACCTCATCGAGTTCACCGTCTCGCTCTTCGAGAACGAGTCGGACGATAACAACGACCTCCAGATCGACCCACTGCTACCGCGTGCTCGGTATGAGGCGGTGAAGCAGATGGAGGCCGCCGGCAACGAGGTGAACTTTGTCGAGTTCACGCCCACCGGGCCCGTCAGCACCCGCGTGCTGATCGAGCAGATCGAGCTGATCTCCCCCTACCGATTCCCGAATGCGACCGAGGCGTTCGGTGGCTACCTGACATTCCATCTCCGGGAGACGGAGACATAGAACCGGAGATTGTGAATTGACAGCAGCGGATCACATCATCCAGGTGTACCTCAGCGCCAACACCCAGGATAGCAGTCTGGTGTCCCACCAACCGCCCAGCTACACCGCCCTCTTCCTGGCGGCACTACTCACCCTGGTCAGCGGCCTGACGCTCTCGACCTGGAACGACATCAGGAAGCAGCGCTCGAAGAACAACGACCAGATGGTGGCGATGAACCAGAGTCTCGCCCTCCTGCTGGAGAAGCAGGGAGAGACAACTCGCGACTTGTCGGAACACACCGCCGAGATCAGGGCACTCAACTCGAAGGGCTCGGCCTACGAGACCTCGCTCGCCCTGTTGAAGCAGGCTATCGAGATGCACATCCAGACGTCCGAAGAGGACCGGAAGGGCCTGCACCAGAAGATCGATCTGGTGCGAGATGGCGTCCGTGACTACCGACACCCAATCGACCGGCGCTCTAACGAGCGCGACTAACTGTTAGGAGAATGAGTTGGCACGCGCTTCCGCTGCTGCTGAGAACGCCGGTCTGAACGGACTGGACGGCACCGCTGGTGCCACGAACCGGGTTGCCTACGTCAGCCTCCACACCGCCGACCCCGGCACTACTGGTGCGAACGAGATGGCGAGCTGCCCTCGCCAGACGGTGTCGTGGAACGCTGCCTCCGGTGGCTCGAAGACGAACTCGAACAGCCTCGCCTTCACCAACCCCGGAACCTCCGCCGCCACTCACTGGGGAACGTGGGATGCGTCCAGTGGCGGCAACTATTCGGTGGGTGGCGCACTGGCGTCGTCCGTCACCGCTGCCACTATCAACATCGCCGCTGGTCAGCTTTCCCTAAGCCTGAGCTAACCATGTCTCTCAACTCGACACTGACCGTCGCCGTGTCCGGCGGGACCGCGACCGTCGTAGACTACCGCAACGGTCCACCGCTGCCTAGCGGCTGGACACAGACCGCCTTCTATGACGACTTCACCAACGGACTGTCGAAGTGGAACGTCCGGAACGACGACTGGTCCGGCAACGAGTACTCGATCCGGCTGGCACGGAACGTCACTACCCAGGGCGGCATCCTCCACATCACCGCGAAGCACGAATCGGTTACTGCCGGGTCCACAACCCGGCAGTACAGCTCTGGTTATCTGGACACCATCGGGAAGTTCTCCCAGCAGTACGGCCGCTGGGAGGCGCGGATGCTGTTGCCTCAGTCTAAGGGGATGTGGCCGGCGTTCTGGTTGCGCTGCAACTCCGCCGCAGGCGAACTGGATATCGTCGAGGCCGCTATCGGCAGTGGGCGGACTGTTCAGACGGTCCACCAGACCACCAGCAGTGACCAGCCGAAGGCTGCGCACGAGGACAGTTCTGCCGCCCTCACCCAGTGGCACACCTACTGGTGTGAACGAGAGCCCGGCGTCATCCGGTGGGGTATCGACAACCGAACCGTCTTCGTCGATACCGTCCAGCAGACGCCGTGGTTGGACTCGGCACTGAACGACTCGCTGAACATCCGCCTCAACCTCCAGGTAGGTGGAGTGATGCCGAAATGGTACAACGTCGATGTCGATTCGACGACGGTGTTTCCGGCTGATCTTCAGGTGGACTGGGTGCGAGTGCTAACCCGCTAGCGGAGCTTCTTCTTCCATCGCTCGCCTAACCGCCCTGAGCGTCCGTTCGCTCGGGTTCAGGCTCAAGAGGTGCTTGAGAAAACTCTTGCCACCTTCGGTTTCGTAAACACCTAAGGGGTTCAGTTGGCTATCGCAGTTTCCGGAACCCCGCAGGTAACTGGCAGTGGCAGCACTACCGTCACCACCTACAATGCAAATCTCCCCACCGGCACCAACGTCGGTGACCTCATCATCCTCGCGGTGTCTGCCAATACTACCGGCACCGGAACTGATCCAGCACAGACGGTCACCGGCTTCACCGCCATCACTGGTGGCAGTTCCGGCAAGACTGGCACTCCGTACCACCGGCTGAGTCTGTTCTACCGCTGGATTCAGGCCGGCGACGGCAGCACCGCCGCAGTCAACCTGGCCGCTCTCGGCAACGCCGTCGCCGTTGCCGTCGCTTATAGTGGTGTTGATAGCACTACTC